CATAGCAAAGTACCAGTTGAAGAGCCATTCAAAATGCCTGCTTCAGTTATAGCACCAGTTCCTGTACCTGCTGGAAAGGTAGCAGTTGCTGTTACAGTATTTGTGCTTGCTGAGAAAGAAGAAACAGTAACACGTCCAGCTTCAATGCCAAGAGTAGTATCTCCAACAATTGGAGTGCCAGTACCAGTACCAATAGCCATATGACTCATAACAGTTGCACTGTTACTAGCCATACGAGAAGCAATATAATTTTTACCAACAGTAACGACCAAGTTTGGTACATTGAACTCTTGTTTAATTGTTCCGTCTTCGGCACGAACTACAACAGTTAATTCGCCCTTCATTTTTAGATCTTCGTTTAGATTCATAGTAATCTCCTAGTTAAAAAGTTTGAGTTCTACCAACTCCATAGTCGCCATCATCGTCAGCAAAATAGAGCAAGTCCACATATTGGTTAACCCAAAGGTCTCCAACATCAGTTGGTGTTGTTAGGGTATCTGTAGTATATTTATTCGTTGTTACAGCAGGTGCATCTTGTGCAACGACAACTTCTGATGGATATACTATTCCATCTACAGTAAATTCAGTTGGTATTAAGTAAGTGCCATCGTCATCTAAGAAGTAATCTTCACCACTATAAACTTCACCCCATCCAGCCCAAATCTGGTTCACAAAAGTCATTGTTTCTCTAGACTCGGATGGTGTAATAGATTCTGCAAAAGATTTATTTAAATTGATAGCGTTCGAATCTGTAAATTCAAATGAGTCTTCATATTTTTCCCAATGCTCAGTAGTTTCTAACATTGGAATAGTATAATTAAATCGATTAACAATTAGTAAGTAAGTTCCATCGTCGTCTAAGAAATAATCTCCTTCATTATAAACGTCAGCAGCTGCACCAAAGTCAACGTGATTCCAAACAATAGAACCCAGATCATGTGCTTCAGGCGATTCTGTAAAATTTCCTTTAGTGATAAATTTTGCTACTGCATCTGGAACAGTTACACTAGTATTTTCTAAATCACCATTCCACTGTAATTGAGCCCCAAGTGGTTTAGAGATATCTTTAAACGAAGAATCATCAGTTTGAATTTCATCTTGTTCAAACACTGAGAATATTTTCATTAAGAACTCTAAAGAAGCACTAATATCAAAATCATTTCTAATATCATACTCACCAAATAATGCTATTCCAGATGGGTGAATTAAAGTTTTGACTGCAGATTTATAAGTCTCTAGTTTTTCATTAATTTTTAAAACATATGAGAATGCTTGATAATATTTACTGTCTTGTATAAAAATAGCATCATCTAGAAATCCATCGTTGTTTTGATAATATCCTGGATATTTTGTTAATGGTCCAAGTTCAACTTTAATAATAGAGATAGCATCAGCCTCGACAGCAGCTTCTGAAGATTGCACATAGAACTGACGAATAATTTGTCCTGAATACGCTCCATCAAAAGCTGGTCCATATTGTCTTGTATATTGTAAAGTAGCAGATCCATTAGAAGCTGTACTAGAAGTATGTGATGGTGGAGTTGTTGATGTTGTACCCGCAACAGTCACTGTATAAAGCCTATCGTTATAATAAATCAATTGATTGAGAGTTACTGCTAACGTAGGAAGCCACAGATTTCCCTCATCTTGAGAATAATCAGAGTAGTTAATAAATCCCTGCTCATCAAATGTATTTAATGCTTCAGAAATATTATAATTATACCTATTACCAATTATTGCTGTGGCAGAAGCACCAGATCCACCACCTCCAGTTATTTGTATTGATGGTACTGTTACATATCCAGCACCAGAGTTAGATATATTAATTTTAGTGATAACATTAGCAGATCTCTCAACTGAAAGAACAGTGGCTGCAGTTGTATACCCACCACCAACAAAATTTACTGTTGGTGTAGAAGTATATCCGCTACCTCCGCTATTAATTGTAATACCAGTAATACCGTTAACTGATGTACTAATATTTAAAGAAGTTCCTCCCGCACCAGTAACAGTAGAGGATTGAGAAGCAACTAATGTTGATGTGAAATCTGTTTCATATCCAATACCATACTTAACAAATTCAGCAGAAACAATACCTCCATCAGAATCAATAGATTTAACTTTTAATATAGATCCAGCGCCAGCGCCATTTCTAATATTAAAAAGTTGTCCAGCTTTAAATTCTTTGCCAGCTTGCAGAATAGAAACTTTTGATGTAGTTGCAACAATACTAGCATCAAAAATGCCTTCATAACGAATTCTATCACCAATATTAACACTACCAAAGAATCTACGATCAATGTAAAATTCATACGTATCTGGCGATATTTGAACATATCGGTCAACTTCAATTTCAACATCTTGTCTGCGATCAACCAAAACACGAATAACTTTATTTGGAGTTACAACATCAATTAAGCGACCAACGACATCGTCTGGATTACCTACATTAACTTTAGCAAAAATTGAAACATCTTGAATCCATTTACCATCAGAAGCACGAAGAACCTGAGTTCCAGGATATTGAATAGTTACATTTTTATTGAATAATAAACGAAAAAGAAATTTATAAGATAGTTCAGAACCTTTAGCTAAATGCTGGTCTTTAATTCTTGATAAATTAAATCTCTCTCTATCTTGCCCAAAGCCATAAATTGGAGAATTGGGAGCAACTTCGTCTTTAAAGAATTCAATAAAACTATCAAGGGTTTTATCGATGTCTCTAATTGTAACTAAATCTACTTGGGTAGTTTCTAAATACTCATAATATGCTTGTAAAAAAGCAACAAATGTAGGATAATCCTCCCTTATAAACTCAGGGAGTTGACTAGCTACTAAAGTAGAGATCTTTGGTTTTGTAATAGCCATTATGAGCGACTTGTAGTAAATGCGTAGTTCTTACCAGCACGTAGATCGCCATTGATTGTTTCATCGGCAATAGCAGTAATTGTTAAATGGTCACGAGCAATTTCAGCAATTTGATCATATGCTGATACAACATCATATGAAGAGGGACGAATTGAAATTTCAAAATCGATATCAGCAATGGCAGTAATATGTAAATTTGTAATGTTAATTAAACCAGCTGCATAATCAACAGTACCAATTTGTGGATCTACAATAATCTTTTCAGCAGAGGGACCAATATAATATAAACGCATATAACCTGCGCCATTATCATCTAGGTAGTGAATTGTTTCACTACCATAAATGAAAAATCCAGTTGAGTAAATATTGTTTTGAGCTAGTCCAGTTGTATAAATTGGATTAATAATATCAATGATGTATTGAGCACTTACATTGTAACGTGGAGCAATTTTACGTCGAATCAATACTGTCATATTATTGTTGCTAATACCCTTCTCGCATGTATCAATCAATCGACTTAATTTAGAGTGGCGAAATACCCCGTCAAATCTTTGTAATTCGTCGTCGTCATATTTAATAATAGTATTGTAAACAATCGTTTGAATCTCTTTAGCACTGCGAGTAGTTTCACGTGGATTGTAATATACAGTTATATTCAAAGCAATATTTAAATAATCTGGATCAATAATTTCTGGTGTTACAGAAACTACGTTTTTATTAGCAAGAATACTATTAATTATAGTAGACTTTTGTTGAGTTGTCAATTTGGTGGCAGTTTTAGGTCTAACGCAAATATATGTTTTGCCATAGACTGGAGGATTATTATCCTCGCCACCCCAAACACCAACTGATTTAGCCTCAGCAAAATTACTATAGATAAGTGCCTTGTAATCTTCCGTGGTGACTGCACGATTTTGTGCAGCATAAATTTTAGGAGCATTAAAACGAATAGAGTCAATTCCTTCTGGCTCAGAACCGCCACCCGCAGGACTAGTAGTTACTACAGAAACTACAGAACCTGAATATGGAGAATCACCAGCAAACGCAAACGAACGTGCACCATTGGCTCCGTCTAAGTTTGAAACAATGTAATTAACTTCAACTACATTACCATTTGTCAATGCTGCACTAAGAACTCCATCACCAAAAACTAACTCATATAAGCCATCATCTATTTCTTTTAGCCAATATGCTCTAACTGTTGGATCAAGTCCTACTAATGAAGTTGCATTTGTGAATGTTTTAAAATCTGAACTTGTTGCATTTTCTTGAACACGAACCGAAACTGTATCTAAATCTACATTAGCATTTGGGATAATGTATCGTGTCCCAGCAGATACGTTAAATCTATAAGATAGTTGATTTCCTTCAATTAGTGTAACACCAGTTACATTATAAGAATTAG